CCACGGGCAAACCCGTGGTTAACAAGTTGCCATTTCAACAGCTTGGCAAGTTCTTTAGAAGAAAAGACGGTGTTGTAAAAATCGTGCTCGAACTTCAACGCTTGAGTAGACACATGTTGGTCAAACCTACTAGCATCCAGTCCAATACATACTGGTTGTCTGAACTGGTCAAACTTAGATCTGATAATCTCAGCTTGTCCAACAGCATTGTATTTGCTCATAATGGTAGGCGCCGCAAACAACCTATCAATTTCATCATACACTTTATGTTCCAAAGGCAACAAGAACCGCCCAACCTCGACATTGTACCGAGGATTCCTAGGCTGGATTACCCGCGGTGCTGGATCTGGTTTGACGGTCAAGTTGACTTTTTCGGCTTTAACAAAGGTGCTAAGGTAGGAGTCGAGAACACGAACTGGTTTTAACACCAGGCCGTCAACAGCCTTCTGATACAAGACGCGACGTCGTCCCTTGTAGTACTCGACAAATGCTTGTCTAGTCACAGGGGATTGCCTGCCTAACCTGAATGCCATTGTGCGTTTATAAACTCCACACCTCCGTTCAAAAACGTCAAGCGAAGTAGGCTTCACAGCCACATCACACGAGCGGTTGGTGAACAATACCCGTTCGCCAACCCCACGCAAAAGGTTGGCTAGCGAGTTATTATGGGTCGTTATATGGTGGTCGCAAATGTACTGACCCATCGTTAAGTACTTGCGACACTTTGGTACCCCAGATTTGGTTGGAAGCAAACCTGGGTAGACACCTGGAGTAGTGTCCACCCCTTCCAACATCTGTGGGCCCCATCAATTGTCACCAAACCGCAGCCCCAGCACGGCTGCAACAGAGTGACAATCAGATACTACGCTTGTGTGTTTCAGTGCCAGCTTACACAGCTCATCACGCATCGGCACAAACACCAACTCAGTCGCAAAATCTACATTATCATTGATATGCCGGGCTAAAACCCCATGCAAAATACAATTATCATATAGGTATTTACGAACACATAAAATGTTTGCATCGGTGCGACGTAACAGACCAAACTTTGCCTTGCCAATCTTGACCAAATAAGCCCTGAACGGGGCTTTAGACCGAACCCGTCTCTTAACCCCACCACTATTATCACTGCTATCAATAGCATTAGCAGAAACTATGGTGGTGACATCATCAACCTCATCAACAATTACATCGTTAACATGATCGATGACAGTTTGAACCTCACTGTTCACCTGGTTAATAACGGCCCGAGCTACAGCCCTATGACGATAGTAATAATCATAAGCCTTCTTACCACAATAAGCGAGACCGGCAACGACAACTATTTTCAATAGAGTCGGAGCCATGATTTAACGTATCACTACGACGAAA